ATCTCGGGTTTCTCGATCACGGTTTTCTAGCCAGAATCTTCTCTTAGCAATCATACCTGTTTCCTCATGTTTAAGGAAAAAGTCAATTACTATCTTAGCATTACCTTCAGGAGTTACTGAGATATACTCAGGCTCTTGTTGTGGATTATACCCAAGGTCAGAAAGCTCATTCATATTAGGATTAATAGCTACTACTTTTAGATTAGCTAAACCCGTATACATTTTTCTTGAACCTCCTTCCTCGTTTGATCTATTATCAATCTTCATTTTCTATCAGTTTTACTGATTGTTTAAATATACTTCATCCCAGTGGGATACTAATTTACCATCAACTTCTTCTCCTAAAATAATGCTTTTACCTTTTAAGTGTTCGGACCTAGATCCGCAAAGCACTTCTTCTGATGAAGAAAAGTTAAGAATGGTTTTGTTTTTATCTCGGTATAAATATCCGATAGCGTCTGCATCAGCACATACAATATTCTTGTTCTGTCCTGTAAGGTTAATATCCTTAGCATTCACTTCTTTACCTTCTTTACCGAGCATCTTTTCTTTAAGGTGACCTACTAGAATTATACCTTTAGCTGCACTTTGTCCTATTCTAGTTATAACCTTTGAAAAGGCTTCACGTAGATATAGATAACCTGCACCGTTAGGTAGTTTTCTAACATCATCTCCCTTAAAGTTTTTACCCATGGGTGTATTCTTGTACAACTTGAGGGCAAGTGGAAGTACTATTTCCTCAAGCTTTGTCACTGTATCTATGGCTATGTAGTCATAGGGTTTTCCAGCTTCATCTATCTTATCCATGATCTCTTTTATGTCCTCTACGCTAAATGCTTTTAATTTTACAGCATCAACGAAGTCGGAACCATCTTCCAGATCAAGTACAAGACAACTATCAAGCATTGACACAAGCGTAGTTTTCCCCATTTTAGGAGGTGCATATAGCACAAGCCTTCTAGGATTAACCTGGGTAGCTTTCACCTTCTCCTTTGGCAGGATAATTTCACTCATTAATTGTTTCTATTAAATTGAAAACTCTACTCATCTGTACTTCATCTGAAACATTAGGTAATTCTACAAAGTCACTTACGCAACCATCGAAGAATGTACCTACTCTCAAATTTGAAACTCCATACCTGTTCTTAAGAATAGATATTGATCGATAATAATCTTGCATCTTACGGATATTATAACCTCTGTGTTGAGGTATTTCATATCTGTGAGGCGCAAACAAACCCATAACCATGTCAGCATCCCTCTGTGTTTTCTTATTATCTGCAAGACCATCTAATGATGGTTCCAGTTTAGATTCCACAGAAGAACCTGATGTAGTATAGACCTGCTTTTCTTTATCTGCTGATTGCTGTTGCACCACAACAGGAGACATTCCATAAGTATTCCGAAGATCGACAAGAAAGCTTGAAGAGAATCTGCCTATAGCTTCGTGCAATGATTCACCCTTCCCGGGCTGAAGAAGTGATATGTGATCAAAGATCGGCACCACTAACTCTTCAGGATCATTGGGAACATAGACATCATTCTCCCATTTACCATTTGTCTCAGCGTAATTTTTTAATGCATGGTATATCTTTTCTGGACTTTTTAGTCTGTCATAGATAACTAAGCAATTACGCTCCATTTCATCGAAGTACTCTTTGAGTTCTCCTATTTGCTGAACAGTCTCATCATCCAACACACTCTCAGGTTGCATGGAGTTCAACACCTTGATATCCACCCTCTTACCGTACAGGCTATAAAGACGGTGAATTATAAGGGACTGCATAAATATTTCTCTGTACTCCTCAAGGCAGAAGTAAAAGATTTTCAGTTTGATTCCACAATCCGGATTCTCTCTGACATATTCATACGCCCTTACTACAAATAACAGTTTAGCAAACTTTGACTTTCCTACACCACTAGAAGCTGTAATTATAGTGTAAGTACTTGGTTCAAGTCCTGGTACGAATTTTTGGAGTCTCGATAGTTTGAAAGGTATACAATTTACCTTTCCTGACAGTACCCTGTCGCGGTTTCCAATTATTCGTTTGTATGCAGCATCATACGTCCTTTCCCCAGTCGTCATCGCCTCTGCCATCTGTCCCTTCTGATATTAATTCTTCACATTCTGAAGCAAGCATTGATATTCCATCTTTTTCTATGAAATAAGGTGCAAGCTTCATGTGCATATAACTCTCTCTAGACTTTCTCTGAATATATTTTTCAGTAGCTTTAAGAATTATAGCTTCATCGTAATCAGAATACTTTCTTAAAAATGCTTTAAGTTTCTTTTCGCATGATTCTGCGGTAGCTCTTACTAAGTAACCTCCGCTTCTAACTCCTGTAGGAAATAGATTTCTATACTTCTTAGACAGTTCTTTAATATTAGAACTACTTGTAAGTTCAACAAGATCTACTCTAGGAGTAACAAAACCTTCTCTTGGCATTTTAAAAAGATCTCTTGCTTTATCAGTAAGATAGGCTTGCCCATCTTCTATTTCAATAAAACCCATTCTTATCATTTTTTTGCCATCTACTCTTAACATAACTTTAGTTAAAAGCTCATTATCAGTTAGAAGCTTAGAAAGATAAACATACTCATCAGGTCTGATAGTATATTTATCAAGCATTTCTGTATCAATTGTAATAATCATTCTACTATTTTATGGGATTAAAAAGTATACATCCCTTGCAACAAACTCCTCTATGATTATTTCACCGTAAAGAATCTCTTGTATTTCGTCAAGTGTAAGCTCAACATTAAAGTATTTCTTTAACAATGATGGTAAATCGCAGTCATTTATGTTGCCTATATCTTTTTTAAGAATATCGATATAAGCTTGTATTACATCTGCGTTTTCTATTTCAGTCTGGATACAAGATCCTTGACATTTAAGCAGGGTGTCATTCTCATGTTCACCCCTTCTGTCATTTTTGTGAACCATTTCTCTTCTTGTGTACCTACAGTTACGGGAATGATAACGGTACCAATGCGATTGCCTTCTTTTCTAAGTCGTCCTACACGCTGAAGAAGATCTCTCTCCTTGCTGTAATACGACATAAGAATGACGTTATCGATGCCTTTAAGATTGGCACCTTGCTTTAGCATCTTAAAAGATGCAATCACATTAATGTTTCCCTTATCGAACCTTTCTCTAATCTTAGAGTTTTCTAACTCCCGGTTCTTTGCGCTCTCCCCTTTCCTCGCTGACCTGACTACATTAGAAGTAATTTTCTCTAATGCTGATAGATCGTTGCCAAAGATAAGGGTTTTGCCTTTAAGTTCTGTAAGTATTTGATTAATAGATTCTACTTTTGAAGGAAGAGAATACAAAAGTCCAGCCCTCTTTCTTGAACTAAGCATAACTTGTATTTCTCGAGCAGCAGGTGCCCTTACATACATAGCTTTCTTAAACTGAGCATCCCAATAATTATAGGTTTTTTGCTCAGTAGTCATAAAAGGTTTCTTTTTGCTACCTCCAGCTATCACTTTTTTACTACTGTCTAGCCTATGATGCAAGACATATATATCAAGTGGTCTAGAAGTACCATCCTCTTGTCCTTCGTCCAATGTGTATGAGAAACATATTGGAGCAACATCTTTCAAGATGTCTAACTTTGATACAGATTCACCTTCTATCTCTATTACATCGTCATCGATAGTAGCAGATAAGCCTATTATAGCACTGAAAGAATTATTCTTATAGTACTGTGAATAGGCAGGTGTTAATGAATCATGTATCTCGTCAGCAATAACAAGATCGTACTCTGTACCTACCAGCTTGTAAGCTGATTGATAGCACATAAAATCTATGTCTTTTCCTGAAAGATCTACGTTGAATATATCTTTGTATTTAATCAACTGTTCGTTAAGATCCTTTTCTCGTTGCCTAGTCTCTGCAAGAAATAGTATTTTATCTCCTACTTGAGTCTCAGCAACAGCATGTAATGCAATAAAGGTTTTACCGATACCTGTTATAGCTTGTATAGTACCTTTTCTACCTTTATCCTTCCATGCTTGAAATGCATCTCTTTGTACTTCGTCTCTACGATCCATATTGAGGTAAGTTTTTAATTTCTTGTAAATAATCAGTTACATCGTCTTTAGTAAGATGACCTAAAACATCTCCAGTAATAGGAGTATCATAAGTTAAACTTCCTTTAGAATCTAAAACTGCTAATTCATAAAGACCTTTTTTCCCTCCATAAGTATGATCTCCTATAATTACAGAAGCTCCATACCCATTAGAAAAAGAACAACCGGCTCTATTAATAAAACCGTCATGTTCCCATTCAAGATCTTTAAAAGAGCTTACTTCTTTTTTTATATCACTCCAATCGTCTTTACTTTTATATATCATTTTTCCCAGTATTGAGTTATATTAGGTATTGCAGGTATCTCAACATGATTGCAAAATGCCCTAGCAGCAGATTCCATGGCTTCTTGTACCATATTAGCCATTTCTGAGGCCAGTTCTGTAGGACATTCTATGCACATCTCGTCATGAATGAATGAGACTATTTTAACCTTACCAATAAAGTTATTCTGCATAATATGGTTAAACACTTTTACACCTGCAAGCTTCATCATACTTGCAGAGACTGATTGAATCGGATAATTAAGAGCATTACGTTCATACTTACCTTTCATAGTATAATATTCACGAGTCATACTCCTATCAGGTACCGATCCATTATCATACATATCCTTAATAGTATCCCGCAACTCAGAGAACCTATCAAAATTATCCATGAATATCTTTCTTTTAGAAATCTCATCAGTAGTC